CAACACATCTTTAACAGCGTTTGTAATTTCATTTTGATTTCTTGATTCCAGAGCAATAATTAATATTTTTTCTTCCTTAACAAGAAACGGTCTGTATTTAATTTTTTTACCCGAAGAGGGCATTTTTAACTCATAGGTTGGAGTTTCAATTGTTGGTAAGGGCATAATATTTTATTTAATAATTTACTAATTGCTATTGATTTACATTCAAATCGTAACCGAAGTTAACTTTAGCTTGTTGTGAAGGGCTAAGACCACTACCACTTTTTACTTGATCATTTGAATTTACAAGTCCTTGTGATGTGTTAAGGACTGCACGATTGCTATCATTATAATTAAATTTTGTGAAAAATCTATCATATGCAAACTGCACACTACATTTTAACACATTTGAGTCACCATAGGCAACTCTCATTGATGTTAAATTGGTGGGCCAGATGTTTACAAACTCATAACTAGACATGTTAGATTGATAATCAACAGTGCTTGGTGATTGCTTAAAAGTATCTCTTTCAAATTTAGTAATATGAATGATTTCTTTATAATCCTCTGGATAGTTAAATCGTGTATATGCGTTAGTTTGTCTTTTACTTGTTTGAATTGGATTAATATATGTCATCCAAGTTTCTAAAATTTCCAAAATTACCATATCTGCATCACAATAAAAAGTGAGGTTGAGAGGTGGAAAAGTTCTAAGATATGGAAACTCCTCTTGAATACCCTGATGATGACCAACTGCAAGGGTTGATTGATATTGTGTGCCTGGAATCTCTGCCTCTGTGCATAATATTGACATCTTTTGTTGAAAATCATTTCCCTGAGATCTTTTTTTATCCTGATAATTCATTTCTCTCAACCATGTTTGGTATTTTCCGAAAGAGAAAACAACTTGATAAAAAGTATCTAGAGATGGGCGTGCAACACTATCTCTAGCGTCTAATACGCCCTTTTGAAAAATATCTGATCTTCTTGGAAATAAACTATTATCTGACACAATAAATAAATTTAAGTTGTTATTACTATATATGAGCTATAAAGGGATATATAGGCCTTCTAATCCTAAAAAATATAAGGGAGACTCTCAAAATATTATTTATAGGTCTTTGTGGGAAAGAAAATTCATGAATTACTGTGATTTGAATGAAAATATACTTGAGTGGGCATCTGAAGAATTCTGGATTCCTTATCTAGATCCAACAACAAATCGTGTTCGTAGATATTTCCCTGACTTTTTTATTAAATATAAAGATAAAGACAACAATATTCGTAGATCGGTGATAGAGGTAAAACCGATGAGAGAAACACTGCAACCAAAAGCTACAAAAGGTAAATCAAGAAAAACAATGATCAATGAATCAATGACATATGTAAAGAATCAAGCAAAATGGAAAGCAGCAAGAGAATTTTGTGAGGATCGTAAGTTAGAGTTCAAAATAATGACTGAAAAAGAATTAGGAATCCGATGAGTATTCTACAAACGATATTGAATAAAGTAAGTGATCAAGTAAGTGAAGATTGGTTTCGTGGACAATTACTTGAGGAACTTGGAGATACAAACTTTGAGACTGATTATGCAGATACCGCTGGATTTGCGCCTGGTGAATTATATTTTTTTACATATCAAGCACAGACAAAACAACCATATTATGACATGTATCCACTTACATATGTGATTGAAATGAGAACTGGTGGGTTCTTAGGTTGTAATCTGCACTACGTTCGTCTAACTCAAAGAGACGAATTAGCAATAAGCTTACTAAATAACTCTGCTCAAGGTGCAGTTGCAGTTC